ACCGGACCGATATCGCGCTGCATCTGGACCTGCAAGCGATCCTGGACGAACTGCGCGGCGAGGACTGATATGTGGCCGACCGACCGCCGTTCCACATGCTGCGCGCGGCGTTTTGGCTGCTGGCGGTGGTGATTGCCACCGAGAGCATGATCACGCTGGTGGCTGGGCTAGGCTGCCTCTGGATGATTTTCACGGGGCGCGAGCCAATCGGCGCGTGCATGGGCGTCAGCCAGCAGATCCGGGAGATTTGGGCAGAGATGCTCGCGGCGCTTCTGGCTCTGCTGCTGGCGTCGCGCGAGGCGCCACCACCCGACGGCTAGCGCGCGATCATGGCGAGAGCGGGATGTTCTGGAACAGCCAGAAGATGAAGCCCCACAACGCACCGAGTAAGACCGCGCCTGCCGCCCACAGGGCGATATAGGTGCCTGCACGGGACGGCTGCTGCTTGGTGAGCATGCGGTCGATCCCCTCGTGGTCCTCGCTGTCGATCATCGCCAGTAGTGGTGCAGGATCTGGCCGGCGACACCCGCCACAATCAGCAGCGCAATAGTCAGCGCCGCCACCAGCGTGATGCGGTCACGGCGCCGGAACCGCGCGCGTGCCTCGGCGAGTTCCTCCTCGGTGTAGGGCTTTGAGTTGTCGCCCCAGTTGTCCTGCAAAAGCCGGTTGGTCATCCGCCGACGCTATCCCTCCGAGAGCTGACGGCCAAGACGCTAGCCTGCCGCCATCTTCTCTTCGCCCGCGATCTCGACCTCCGGCAGATCGCCCGGCTCATCCTCGCTTGGGAACCGCGCATAGTTATCGGCCAGGATCGCGGCAATCTCGCGCTGCACCCACTCTGGGCCAGTGCTGATGGCATCACCGACGCTGGGACGGTTCGCGACCTCTACCACCTCGTCACGCCGGTAGAGCACATCGCACGCCGCGCGCAACTTATCGAGCCAGACGCGCCACTGTTCATCGGTGCGGGACTTTGGCGTCTCCTGCTCCGACTTACGCGCCGGGCGTGGCGCAGGGGCGGCGGCAGCACGCAGCGGGATCTCGTCGTTGATCGCCTGCCGCTCCGGCGATGCCTCCAGCGTCGGGCCGGTGTGCTCGTCCTTGGCCGAGATGTCTGCCTGCTCCTCCGGCACATACATGCCAGACGTGGCCAGTGGCCAGAGCGTGCGGACACCCTCCGACACCACCCGGCTGCGCAGCATCTGGCGCGGGAATTTGGTGTACATGTCTTTCTTGCCAAACGCCGTCTGCGCCCGCTTCATGTCCCAGTCGATCCGCACCTCGCCGGTCTGCGGGTGGGTGAATGTCGCATCGGCCAACTCGTCGGTGAGGCTGTGCCACTGCACTTTGCCACCGGCCTGGATGAAATCGCGCAGCATCGCCTCGGCCTTCTTGGCTGGCCGGTTGTTGATGATGTCGTAATCGCGCGCGGCCTCGACGGCGTGCCGGCCCTCGGCCTGGGCGATTGCCATGAGCACCAGGGCCTGCTCAGGCGTGCGGATGCCGAATAGCCCGCTCTTGGCGATGGCGACGGCGAGCGTCTGCATATCCTGCAGCGGCATTGCGGTTGGCACGAGTGCATTCATGTCAGGCTGTCCTCAGTGTCAAACTCGGGCTCGGGTTGCTCAACGTCGCACCCGGTATCTGCTCCCCGGCCCGCAGCGCCTTACCGAGCGCCACGAGGTCCGGGGCGTGGCGGATAAAAGCGTCTGGCAACTCGCTCTGATCCGACACGATGGCCTTGCTGCGATGCGTCACGCTGGCCGTGAACAGGCTGCGCTCGAGCTTCGACAGCCCCATCGCCTCCATCATCTGCAGCACGATGTGCCGGCGGCGATCCGCACGGGCCTCAAGGCGCTTGATGCGCTCGCGTGCGCCGTCCACCAGGGCCTCGTCGGCGAGCGCCTGCTCTACCAGCCGGTCGAGGATTTCGAGGGCGTCGGTCTCGCCGTCGATGGTGTCGGCGAGCAGCTTCTCGTCCTCGGTGTCGCCGAGCATTGCGCGGATCTGCATGGCGGCCGACATGGCATGCTCGATGCGGTAGGAGCTGGTCACGCGCTCAGCTCCATCTCGGGCTGTGGTGCCTCCTGGGGCGCCTCGACGAGCCGTGGCGCGCGCTGGCGGCGCACCCGTGGGCGGCCGGTGAGGGCCGCCACGACCTCGCGCACGGCCTCCAGGCGCGTCTGCAGCACCGTCATCTCGAGCTCCAGCGCTCGCTCGTCGGACCTGGCTCGTTCGAGCAGAGCGGCTGCGTTCGTGAGCAGCGATGCGTTGTCGGGGTGATCCATCATGCTGCGTCCTTCCGTTGGTTGCGGGTGGCGGCTGCGCGCAGTGCGGCTCGGCTCTTGGCGAGCCTGGCGCGCTCCTCGGCTATCGCGAGGCGGACATAGCGGCGCCAGTAGGCGCGATCCGTGCCAGAGGCTCGCTGCCATTCGGCCAGCGTCGCGACGAAATCCCGGTCCCGTTGCGCTCGTATGATCTGTGCAATCTCGGCGCTCAGCGCCTTCCGTTGTCCCGGCGCGTCACCAATGCCAATCGGTCCCGCAGCAGTTCCAACTCCTCCCGCGTCTGCGGGTCCAGGAGCCGCAGCTCGAGGATGCGGAACAGCGTCAGATAGGCGTCGAGCAGGGCGTTCATCGCCTGCGCATAGGTCACGGGGCGCGGGCGACGCGGCATTGTTTGTGGTCCGATAAAGTATTTGTGAGGTTGCGGTTTGCTCGGAGACATTCCCGGTAACGCCTGGGACATCACGGATATTCCACGCGAGAGTTGCGTTGGAGTCACGTTGCACACGCGCATCGGGACGCTGCTTGCCGGTTTGCGCATAGGCTGATTGTGACCGCGGCGTTACTGTGACGTTGGGCGCGACCATCCCGCCACACAGGGCTTCGGGGAACTGGAGGCCCGCCGTTCTCCGTTCTGAATCATGTGGGGAGATCGTATCGTAATGCCGAAACGTGCAGGGCTGTTCAGTAGCCATAGCGGCCTCGCGTCAGGTGACGGAGGCACTATAGCAGATATCCTGATGTCAGCAACAGAAAGTCTGTCGGTGTTGTGTTGCTTTGTTGTTTTTGTCGGCTTTTCGTTGGGACAAAAAGTCCTTAAGCGCGAGCCATCTTCTTTGAAGGACGCGCCACCGTTTTCTTTACCGGTGCCTGTGCTTCCGGTTCCTTTGGAACCGGTTCCTGCCGCCAAATTTTCTCTCTGAAACCTTCGACGAAAATCGTCAATTCTCTCGAAAGCTGTCCGGGAACAAGCCGGTCGTCGCCGAAGAAAATCCATTGCACGGTGACGCCCGGCAGTAGCTTTTCAAGCTCGTAAGCGACTTCGGGTCTGGGGAGCTGATAGCCGTTTACGGCGTTTCCGAAATTCGACCATGGCTCTTCGAGAAGGGCGGCGGCCTCCCTGATCGAAATTCCCTTTTTCCTTAAAATGGCTCTCAGGCGCAGTCCGACTTCCTGCGGATCTGGTTTCCTTGTCATTCGCTACTTTCACTGCGGCGTTGCCTAGAAGGCAACACATATAGAGGCGCGACAGAGATTCTGTCATCAGCGGTCTTTTACCCTGTTGCCTTGCCAACAGATGTGCTGTTGATTACCGTGCCATGACAACGCTCCGGCTTTTCAAAGCATTTGGGGGTCGGGAAACGCTAATGGACATCTGCGATGTAAGCCGCAACGCCATCAACCACTGGTTGTCTTACGGGGTGCCCTACAAGCACTGGCCGGCGATCCGTGAGGCGGCGGCCGAGGCTGGCATTCCCGGCATCACTGACGCGGCGCTGGCCTCGACGCGGCCACGGGCACGCCGGAAGGCCGCCGAGTGAGCGCGGCGAATCCTGGACGCCAGCCGCACGCGTGGGGCGAAGCCGCGACGGCGCACCTGCGCCAGCGTTGGACGGACGGGGCCGGTACCGCGCTGATCGGCGCCGAGCTGCGCGTCAGCAAATCGGCGGTGGTGGGCAAGGCGCACCGGCTGGGCCTGGCGCCGCGACCCTCGCCGATCCGCGCCGCCGGCCAGACGCCGGTGGTGCGCCCCCGCAAGCGCCCGACGCTGGCCAAGCTGGAGGCCCTGGAGCAGCCGCCCACGCCGGAGCCTGTAGCGCCGCGTGGCTGCCAGTATCCGCGGGGCAACCGGCCGCACTGGGACTGGTGCGGCGCGTCGGTGGTTGATGGCGGGCCGTACTGTGAGCCGTGCCGTCGACGCTGCTGGATCGTGCCACCGCGGCGGGCTGCGGCATGAACGGCAACGGCGCGCTAGTGGAGCCGCGGACGCTATGCTGCCCGATCTGCGGGCGCGAGATGGGCATTCCCGGCCATCGGCCGCAGCAGCCCTGGACGCCGCAGCAGGTGGCGATGATCCGTAAGATGTGGGCGATCGGGCTGCAGCATAAGCAGATTGCGTGGCTGTTCGGCCCGCGCGTGACGGCGCGGGCGATTGGTTCGCTGCTGCGCACGGGTGCTGCGGCATGACGTACCGCCTCACCTCGCCGATCGTGCCGGAGGATGAGTTACACGCCTCGGTCGCGTCGCTGCTGCGCAAGCTGCTGCTGCCGCCGGCGAGATGGACGACGTTTCCGGCTGGCAGCGTGCCGCTCCCGCCGCAGTATGCCGCCAAGCTGGCGCGGCTCGGATTACAGCGCGGCTGGCCGGATATCCTGGTGCTGCATGACGCGCGTATCTACGGCATAGAGCTGAAGCGGCGAGGTGGCGGGCTGAGCAAGACGCGCACCGTGCTGACACGCAGTGGCGCGCAGAGGGTGCTGGAGGGCCAGGCCGATGTATTCCCTGCGCTGGAGCGAGCCGGCATGCGGATCGCTGTGTGCCGTTCGGTCGATGACGTGGTGGATGCGCTCGTTGAATGGCGGCTGCCGATGATACCGGTCCGGGTGGCGGCATGATGCGCCAGTCGGCGATGGATGAGGGGGCGTGATGGCGGGTCAACTCACGCTGTTCCCGGCGTTGCCGGCTCCGAAGCCCGCAAAGCGACGCCTCGCGCCGGGGCAGAACGCTGCACACCACGATCTGGTCATGACGCCACCCGAACTCGCCCGGCGCATTGTGGACTTCTACCAGCCGCGCGGCCGGCTGCTCGATCCATGTCGTGGCAATGGTGCGTTCTACAGCGCGATGCTGCGTCACAGCAACGACGTCCGTTGGTGCGAGGTGACGGAAGGCCGTGACTTCCTGACGTATCGGGAGCCGGCGGACTGGATCATCAGCAATCCGCCGTGGTCGAAGTTTCGTCCGTTCCTGCGCCACGCGATGGAGCTATCGCCCAACGTGGTGTTTCTGGCGACGATCACGCACTTCGTCACCAAAGCGAGGCTGCGAGAGATCGAGGCGGCCGAGTTTGGCGTGACGTGCTTCATGCTGGTGGACCAACCGCCGTTGCCCTGGCCTGGCAGCGGATTCCAGCTTGCGGCAGCGCTTGTGCAGCGTGGTGCCGGCACGGTGTTTCGCAGGTTGCCTGCCCAACTCGCGGAGGTGATGCATGCCTGATATCCGGCTTGAGCTGATCCGGCCCAATCCGTTCCGTGATTTCGAGCTGCACCCGATTGACGAGGCGCAGGTGGCAAAGCTGCTTGCATCAATCAAGAGCAACGGGTTCTGGAGCAGCGTGGTGGCCCGTCCTGCTGGCGAAGGATACGAACTAGCATTTGGTCATCATCGCATTGAGGCGGCACGGCGGCACGGTCTGGATGCCGTGCCGATTGAAGTGCTCGCTCTTAGCGATGCGCGGATGGTGATCATGCTGGCGTCGGAGAACGCGATGCAGCGCGGCACCACGGCGGCGGCTAGTTTGGACGCTGTTGCTGCACTAAGTCGCGCAGTGACAGAATCGTGCCTGCGCTGTGACACGCCTGAGGGAGTGGGCCAAATTTGGCCCACTCTTACGCGGGACGCTGCTGAGAGCATATGGGGCAAAATTCGCAAAGGCGAGCAGCCTGGGCGTGATTGCATCCAGGCGCTGATGCCAACCGGGGCTTACACGCATCATCAGATAGACTTAGCGCTCCATGTGCTGCGCGACAGTGGTCGGCTCGGCGGGGCGGAAGCAGTCATTTTCGATGCCAAATGCGCCAAGCTGTTCAAACTCGACTATCATCTTGCGGAGTTCCGCCGCATCGTCACCGGCGAGGTGGTACGGTCCTATCTGCCGGTGGATCGGCAGTTCGTTTTTGCCGAGAAGATCATCGATGCAGTCGGCAGTAGCGAGTTGACCGCCATCAAGCTGCGCGAGCGCGCCAACGTCATGTTCTACGAAGAACTCGGCATGCCGCGGCATGCCATGCGCAACTCACCGCTGCGCATGAGTGATGATCGGGTCAAGGACGCCATGAACCTGATGCGTCGCGGCACGCATGACGTGAAACAGTGCTGCCGTATGCTGGGAACGCTCATGGCGGAAGGCGTCGATGTGGCGCCGGAGGTGATCGACCGGTTCAAGGATTACATCGCCGAGATCGACCAGGCGCTGAAGTCTCTGACGCCGCCGCAACGCTCGGGCCGGCGCAGCAATCTGCGTCTCATCATCAGCAGGGAGGAGGACGTTGCATGAGTGATCCGCGGGCACAGCACCGGGCATCCATCGAGCTGGCGAGGAGTTTCTATCACGACCACAAGGCATCGTTTGAGGAGGCGACAGGGAAGAACCTGCTTGACGAGCAGTGGTTCGAGATGCCGCTGACCGAGTTCGACCGCTGGCTGGTGGCACAAAGTCTGCTCGAGGAGCCGGCCGATGTGTTCGACAGCAACACGGTGCAACGCTATGGCGTGGTGCAGCATCGCAACCAGGCGCGATCAAGGATCAATGCAGCCGCCCGCAAGGCGACCGATCATCCGGCCTACTCGATAGGCAGCCGACCCAACTCGTCGCTGCTTCGGGTGAAGCTGGTGGAGTTGTATGCGCGCGATGCTCCGGCCGACATAGCCGGCGGCTTCCGGGCTTCGTCGGCGCATTATCTGCGGCAGGTCAAGCGGATCGTTAAGCTGGCCAATTCGTCGGATGCGGTGAGCGACACGGTGCGCCAGCGGGTGAACCTATGCGCGTCGGTGATGGAGCCGTTGCTGAGTGCCTTCACCTGGGCTGGCATGAACATGCAGGCCGAGATCAAGCAGCAGGACGAGGGGCGGTCGATTGGCCTGCCGGTCAACAGCCGGCGGCGGATTAAGCCATGACCGTTGCCGACTCAATCATGACGGCGCACAATAGAAAACCGCCAGTGTTGGAAGCACTGGCGGCCTGTAACTTAACCAAGCGAGCGCTTGGGCACGCAAACTGTATGGCAACTGGCAGCCATCATTTTGCACAGCCCGAGGCCCGAAGCAAGAGGGCTGTGTCATGAGCGTCCCGGCATTTGCGTGGGCCATTGAGATGGGCCGGGTCCACCGGCTATGCCCTGACGACCGCTGTCTGCTGATGGTGCTTGCCAATATGGCTGACAAGCACCTGGAATGCTTCCCGCTGCAGTCCACCCTAATGGCGGACACAGGGCTACCCAAGCGGACGCTGATCCGTTCCACCCGACGTCTGGAGGTGGCAGGACTGGTCCGGACAGAGCCTCGTGGCAGGAGCCTGACCTACCACATCCAGCGCCCGACAAATGGTGCCACCGTGGCACCCGATAGGTCTGGGAATGGTGCCGCACTGGCACCAGACAACCCCCTAAAAGGTGCCACACAGGCACCAGTTATGCCCACAAATGGTGCCACACAGGCACCGGTCATGGAAAATCGGGTGAATGGTGCCACGGTGGCACCAGTTATACCCACGACTGGTGCCAAATCTGCAAACGAATGGTGCCACGGTGGCACCTCGCCTTATATCAATATTAACCAAGAGAAGATTAACCAAGAAAGAGAAGAAAGAAAGAACCCACCCCAAACCCCTCCCGTGCCGGGAGGGGCCGAGCGTGTCCCCCCCCAAGACCGACATGCTTACCCTTCCGATTTCGAAGCGTTTTGGCTCGCCTACCCCAGACAGGCCGGCAAGCGGGCAGCGCTCAAGGCATGGCACGGCGCAACCGTCCGGGCCGGCAGCCCCGCCCCGATCATGGCCGGCCTCGCCGCCCACCGGTTCTGCGCCGAGGAACGCTTCATTCCCCACCCCTCGACCTGGCTCAACCGCGACCAGTGGCTCGACGTCCAGGACAGCTTCGACCCCGTGCTGCGCGCCGTCGGCCTCACGCCGGAAGACCTCGCCGATTGGCCAATGCCCAGCAGGACGCTGCTGCAATGAGCCACGTCCGAGCCCATCGCGCCCAGTGGATCGCCATGCTCGCCAAACTCACCAGCCCCATGGAAAGCACCCAGGCCGCCAGCGCGTTCAATGCATTCCTGCCACTCCTCGCTGATTTTCCAGACGCCGCGTTCACCCACCCAAGCGTCGACTACGTGGCAACCGAATGCCACGGCGTGCCAACCTACGCCGACGTCCGCCAGCATCTCGGCGCCTGGTGGAAACGCAACCGGCCACAGCCACTCGCCATCGCAGACGCAGTGCCGGAGCTGCCACCACTTCGCACCGACGCCGAAGCCGCTCACGCCCGCTCACTCGTTGCAGAAACCGTCGCGCATCTCAAAGACCGGGAGGAGGAGCGCAACGCCCAACTCGCCAAGGCCATCCCAAGCCAGCCGCGAAAGACCGGACACCTCTCACCCGCAGAACTCGCCGAAGCCTACCGAAGAGCCGGCATCAAACGCGGCATTGCCGATCCGCCGACGCAGAAGGACCACCCCAATGCCGCTTGACGCCACACCAGCTACCCGGTTAGATGCGCCCCCTCACGACAGCGCGGACACCCTCGCCACGTCCCGCATGCCGTGCCGCAGCATTCGGTGGGCCTGCATCTACACCCACCCCCAAGCCGAGCGCTGGGCCAACACAAACCTCCAACGCTCCGGCTTTACCACCTACCTCCCGCTCTACGTCACCAGAGTCCGCGATAACGCCATCCGCTCCCTCTGGCACACCGTCGAGCGGCCGCTCTTCGCAAGATACCTGTTCATCCGCTTCAACCACACCGCCACATCCTGGTCGCCAATCCGCGCCACACCAGGCGTCGTCGATCTCGTCAGATCAGGCACAGATCCCGCCTATGCCTCAGACGCCGCTATAAGCACGCTACAGGCCCTTGACCATGTTCGCCGCACCCTCACCCCTCCCGAACCGCTCTGGCGCCCTGGAGCCGCCTGCAAGCTCGCGCACGGGCCATTCCAGGGATGGGATGCCGTGGTGACCGCAGTCCATCACGACCGCGCCCTCGTCGCCCTGCTGATGCTCGGTCACCTCCGCGAAGTGCAGGTCAGCCTCGATTGCCTCGCGGCGCGAGATTGAGACAGCTAAGCTAGTGGAACTCTAGTCGTGGGCGAGTTTCGGCCCTCAAGGCCAGGCGAAAGACGCGGCGGACGGCAGAAAGGAACGCCAAACAAGGTCGATGGGGACATCAAGCACATGGTCCTCGCTGCCCTGGCTGGCGTCGGAGGCGAGCAATACCTGATGCGTCAGGCCGACGAGAACCCAACTGCGTTCCTGACACTCGTCGGCAAGGTACTGCCGCTGCAGATCACCGGCGATCCAGACCGGCCCGTCAGCATCGAGTTCACATGGGCGCCAGCCGCAGCAGCAGCCGTTTCACATGAAACTAAGGACGCGCCACCCGTCATCGACGTAACGCCAGAGCCAGCGAGCACCGACACCGAGTTCGTGTGGGGCAAGAGCGATGAAACGGCGTAGCTACACTCGTCCATACCGTAGCTACGTGCGTCCATACCGGGACGGGTGCTGACTGCGCTGTGTCTGCTGTACGGCGCCGTGGCTGTCGCCGGCTATTGCGCCCTCGTCCTCGGCGCTCGATGCGATGACTGCTGAAGCGACATGACAGTCTGGACCGAGCCGATGATCGAGCGCCTGCGCCGCATGCACTCGGCCGGCTGCACTGACGACGAGATCGCGCGCGAAATGCACACGACGCCGCGCGCCGTCAACGGCAAGCGCTACCGTCTCGGCCTTACCCTCAATCTGGACGATCCGCTCGTCGTTGCATTGCGTCGCGTCAAGCGCGAGCTCAGCGCCAGGACTGACGGTTAGGCGCGTAATGCCTCCCCAGGTGGCGCCTGATGGGCGTGCAGGCGGTGACAGCCGCCCGCCGCTCAACACTGACGGAGACCGCTGAATGTGCTTCTCGGTGCTCTGGCTGATTCAAACGCTGATCTGGATCGTGGTGGTGTGCGGCATTGTCGCCATCATCATGATCCTGCTGCCCATCGCGCTGTCCTGGCTCGGCTGGGCCGGCGAGGTGGCCATGCGCATCCTGCGGATCATCGTCGCGGTGATCGTCATCGTGGCGCTGTTGTGGCTCTGCTACGACCTCTACGTGTGCGCCGGTGGTGGCGGCGGCCTGAGAGTGCGCTGATGTCGCCGGTGATGCTCATCGTGCTTGTGCTGCTCATCGTGCTGCTGTTCGGCGGCTTCTACGGCTACCGCGGCGGCTACTACGGCGGGCCGTATTACGGCGGCGGGCTCGGCATCCTCGGCATCGTGCTCGTCATCCTCATCATCCTCATCGTGCTGGGACGTGTGTGATGCCGCGTTGGCGTGTCGAGATGCTGCCGCTGCACCCAGGCGCTGCGCCCCCGCTGGAGATCGTCGAGGCCGAGTTGGTGGCGATAGGTGGTGGAGCGGCGCTGGTGTTTTTCGACGGTGGTGTGGTGACGCGAGCTCTCGCGCCAGGCCAGTGGGCGCATCTGACGCTGCTCGAGGGTGACGACGAGGCCGCCGCGCAGGACCGCTACACCGCCGCCACGCAGGCGGCGAGCTAACAAACAACCAACAACACGGAGGCTTCACGGTGCGACATCTCCTGCCCCTGGCAGCGGCGCTGGCTGCGCTTGCCACGCCTGCTTATGCGACGCTGCAGATCGCGGCACAGTTCGGTGGCGGCAACTTCGCCTGTGTCGATAACAACGTCACCTGCGACAGCAATCCGGCCACCGGCACGCTGCAGCTCGCCAACGTCGTGATCGGCGGTGTCGCCGTTAATGGCAGCGTGCAGACGAGCTCTGGCGCGTCATCCGGACCGGCGCTGCTCGACATCCTCAACACGTCATCGCTGAGCGTGACCAACACAAACGCGGCTGCGGTCGCCTACAACATTGCGATCAGCGATACGGGTTTCAGCGCGCCTGTTGCCACCTTCTCGTCGTCACTGGCTGGCACTTGGCAGAATGCAGTGGGCAGCAGCATCACTGCCGCCTTCTACAATGACACCGCGAACCAGCAGGGCGCTGACACGCCGACCGATCATCCGGGGGCGTTGGTGGACATGTTCAGCCAGAACGTCGCCCTCGCTGCCGATAGCTACTCGCACAATGGCTCCGGTGCATTTGCCGCTACGACGCCGTTCTCGATGACGCTGTTCAGCACCGGCACGCTCAGTGCAGGCGCTGTGCTGCTCAACCGCGGGCAGACTGAGCTGCTCAGCGTGACGGTGCCGGAGCCGGCTTCGCTGGCGTTGTTGGGGCTGGGTGTGCTGGGACTTGGTGTGACGCAGTTGCGGCGGAGGAGCTGACCGCCACCAGCGGGATCTAGCGACGTTCCGGGGGATCCTGATGGCGCTGCTGATTGCGGTGCCGCTATGGGTTATCATCGCGGTCATCTTGTTGCGGTGAGGCGTTTTCAGACTACGGAAGTGGCGATCAAACGACCGTTTGAAGGGCTGGAAATGAGTGAAAGCGACCTCCCGCCTGGGTTCAGCTTCCTCGTCTGGGGCAAGGATCAATACACGCTGGTCAACGACAACGCCGATGGACACCGGAGCGCATGGACTGACAGGAACGCGATGACGCGGGCTGCATGGGACTGGTGGCACGATGTCCGCTCCGTCGCAGCAACCGGCGGTTAGGGTCCGAAAACGCCGCTTATCAGACGGAATAAGCCAGCCGCAACCGGGTGCAGCGATTCATACCCAGTTGCTTACCACGCCATATAGACGAGTGCCTTAATCGTCCAACCGGCTGCGCAGCAACGCCGCCAACCGCCCCAGCAGCGCCGCCAACTCCGCTGCGTCCAGGGTATGCTCGCCACTGAGCTTGCGGCTGTCGCGGTCCTCGCGAGCCTCGATCCAGTGCTCCACTAACTCAGCCAGCGGCACGGTCAGCGGCATCTCGTGCTCGAACAGGCCCATGATGATCGTGCCGTCTGCCTCGATGTCGGCCATCGTCTGCTCGGCCACCATTCGCAGCACCACCTTCACCACGGCCTCCGGGCTGCCGTCGCAATCGTCGTCCCAGTGCCATCGCTTCAGGTCCGCCGCGATCTGTTCGTCCGTGACGTTGAAGCTCACGCCCCATTCATTCCGCATAGCCGGTTAACCTCACATACCCACCCATGAAAGTCGAAGTTCCGTTCAGCCCGCGCGAGTGGCAAATCCCGCTCATTGACGACCCATCCCAGCGCATTGTGGCAGTCGTGCATCGCCGCGCCGGCAAATCCACCGCCCTGATGTGGCGCGGACTGCGCAAGGCGACGGTCGATAAGCGTCCGGACGCCCGCGTGGTGCATCTGCTGCCCTACGGCGTCCAATGGCAGCGCACCGGCCTGTGGGACCAACTGGTGAAGGCCGCCGAGACCATCCCAGATGCCCAGGTACGTCGCTCCGAGATGGCGATCCGGCTGCCGAATGGCGCCGTCTATCAATGCGGCGGCTGCGATAACCCGGACGTGTGGCGCGGTGGAGGCGCCATCGAGATCATCGTGGATGAGTATGACGACACCTCGCCGGGCCTGATGCTGGTCGTCGAGCCGATGCTGTCCACCACGGCCGGCGTGCTGGTCCGCAGCGGCACACCGAAAGGCAAAGGGCTGCTGCAGGAGGCATACGACCGGGCACGCACCACGCCGGGCTATTCCAGCTACCTGCTCGACTACACCAAGACCGGTGCATTGTCGGACAGTGCCATTGAGACGCTCCGGCGCGAGCTGACGCCCGAGGAGTTCGCCCAGGAATTGGAATGCTCATTCGAGGCACCGAATAGCGGATCGTATTACGGCAAGCTCGTGGACACGGCGGATCGCGAAGGCCGCATCACCCGCGTGCCCTATGACCCCGCTCTCCGTGTCTGGACTGCGTGGGATCTTGGCATAGACGACTCGACCGCCATCTGGTTCGCGCAGATCAGCCGCAGCGGCGAGTGGCGCATGATCGACTACATCGAGGACAGTGGTGCGGGTCTCGACCATTACGTGCGCCTTCTGCAGCAGCGGCCGTATGTGTATGAGCGCCATCTCCTGCCACACGACGCGGAGGTGCGCGAGTTGGGCAGCGGGCGCAGCCGCACCGAGACGCTCAATAGCCTCGGCGTGCGCCCAACCCGCACCGTGCGCCAACACAGCGTCGCGGACGGTATCAATGCCGTGCGCATGATCCTGCCGCGCGCGTGGATCGATGCCGAGCGCTGCGCCAAGGGCATTCACGCGCTACGACACTATCGGCGGGAATGGAACGAGGCGGCGCAGACGTGGCGTAGCAGTCCGGTGCATGACCACGCGAGCCATGGCGCGGATGCGGCGCGGTATCTGGCGCTCGGCGTGCGCGATGTTGAGGTCAGGCCGTTGGACGCCATCATCGAGCAGCAGTTCCCAACACATCGGACGATCTACGAAGGCCGCGATAACACCGGCTGGATGTCAGTGTGACGCGAAAGCCCACCGACGCGGAATTGATCGCGGCAGGCTGGAAATCACCACCTCCGCCGCCGCCGACTGAGACCAGCCTGCTGTGGCAATTGTACCAAATGCGCGAAGAGGGGCCGCGGGTGTGGACGGTGTTCGGCGCAGATGATGATGCAGTGCTGCATAGGCTGCATCAACGCGCGCCATGGCTTCTGCGCCACAAGGTGACGAAGGGCTGGGGCGATATGTGGCGCCTGGCGAATTTTTGACGAGGGAGACAACGACATGAGCCACTCATCAACCAAGAACGAGTCACGCACCGACCATGAACGCGAGACCAGCCACCGCGCGCCTGCCGCCAGGACCGCCGCACCGCGTGATGCCGCCGCCGACCAACTGAGGCTGCTGCTGCTGCTGGCCACCGACTGGCTCAACAACGACCGCACGCACGCGGCCGAAATCGCCGCACTGACCGGCGCGATGATTGGAGCACAGGGACCGCCGGTCAACGTGGACGTGCCGCTGGTCACGCAGGCCGGCGCCACGCTGAGTTGCACCATGGGCAACTGGAGCGGTGAGCCGACCGCGTATGCCTACGCCTGGCACAATGACGGCGTTGCCAACGGCGGCACGGGCGCGACGTATGGCGTGCAGCCAGAGGACAGCGGGCACAACCTGGCGTGCGTGGTGACGGCGACCAACGCGCAGGGCTCGGCCAACGCGCCGATGAGCAACGCCGTAGCTATTGCGTGATGCTCTGATGGCTCGTCGCCCCAGAGCCGGTGATGCCGCCATTCTGCGCGAGGCGAAAGACAGATTCGAGCGCTGTGTCGGCTGGGAAAGCGCATGGCGTGAACGCGCGCTGTTCGACACCAAATTCGCCAACGCAGACCCACACAATATGTGGCAGTGGGACACCTCGGTCAAAGCGGACCGCGGCTCTCGCCCATGCCTGACCTACAACCAGGTGAGGCAACACAATCTGCAGGTGATCAACGACGCCCGGCAGAATAAGGCGCAGATCAAGGTCACGCCCACAGGGGGGCAAGCGTCCTACGAGGCCGCGCAGGTGTTCAGCGGCATCATCCGGCGCATCGAGTATCAGAGCAAAGCGGTGGATGCGTATTCCACGGCCATCTTCCATCAGGTCGAAAGCGGCATCGGCTACGTGCGCGTCGAAACCGACTACGTGGACAACGACTCATTCGATCTGGATCTGTGGATACGCCGCATTGCCGACCCGCGCAGTGTCTACATGGACCCCGACTGCAAACTCTATGACAAGTCAGACGCCAATTTCGCGTTCGTGTTCGAGGATATCCCGCGCGACCGGTACGAAGAGGAATACGGCACCGAGGACAACGCCGCGCCGGCCACGCTCGACCACACCGATGGCTGGAACGACAAGGACCATGTGCGGATCGCGGAGTATTGGCGGCGCGGCATCGCCAATAGCAAGATCCACCAGCTCCAGGATGGCACGGTGGTGCGGGATGACGACATCCCGGACGACATCCGAGACCAGATCGAGCCGCTTATCGTCAAGACGCGCGAGGTCGCAGAGCCGGAAATCGAGTGGTTCAAACTTGCCGGCGACCGGATCATCGACCGCGAGGAATGGCCGGGGAAATACATTCCCATCGTGCCGTTTCTGGGCGAGGAAACCGTCATCGACGGCGAGATGGACCGCAAGGGCCACACCAGAAGCCAGATCGACGCCCAGCGTATCTACAACTACTGGGCCTCGGCGGCCGTGGAGCAGGTCGCGCTGCAGACCAAATCGCCGTATGTCGCGCGCATCGACGCGATCCAGGGCCGCGAGGAGCAGTGGGCGACGGCGAACGTCAAGAACTGGTCTGTGCTGGTCTACAACGGCCTCGACGAGCGCGGCCAGCCAATCCCGCCGCCAGCCCGCGAGCCGCCACCGCAGATGGCGCAGGCGTATATACAAGGGATGACGATTGCGCGGCAGGATCTGATGAGCGTCACCGGCCAGTATCAGGCTGAGCTGGGTATGCCGAGCAACGAACGCAGCGGCATTGCCATCCAGCAGCGTCAGCGGCAGGGCGATACCGCGACGTACCATTACATCGACAACCAAGCCAAAGCGATCCGGCAAGTCGGCAGGATATTGCTCGACCTGATACCGCGGATCTACGACACGCGGCGCGTGGTGATGACGCTTGCCGAGGATGGCGAGGAAAACAAGGTCGTGGTGGCGCCGGATGCGCCCGAGGCGCACCAGTTCGTCGGTCCGCCGCCACAGCAGCCAAACACTGACGGTGCTCCGGTGCCGCTGACCGGCGGACAGGCGCAGGAGCTGCAAGAGAATCCCGACACACCGGATCCGAGCGTCATCTTCAACCCGAATGTGGGCAAATACGACGTCGAGGCGGACGTAGGGCCGGCCTATGGCACGCAGCGCCAGGAAGCGGCGAATGCGTTTGCGGAGATCATGAAACAGAACCCGGCGGCATTTCAGATCGTCGGCGACCTGTGGGCTGAGAACAGCGATTTCCCGAACGCCGACGAGTTCGCGCGGCGGATGAAACGGGGCCTGCCGCCGCAATACAAGAGCGGCGTGGATCCGCAGGTGCAGCAGGTGACACAGGCCGCGCAGCAGATGCAGCAACATGCACAGGAACTGCTGCAGAAGGCCGATGCGGAGATTGCTGGATTGAAGGCGCAGGTGGCGCATCAGAAGGAACTGCTGGGCGACAAATCGCACTCGCTCGAGATTGACGACTACAAGGCCGAGACGGACAGGCTAAAGGCGGTCGGCGGCATCGACCCGCTGGCGTTGCAGGTGGTTGTGCGGCAGATGGTGAGCGATATGCTGCAGACCGAGCTACACCCGCAGCTCCAGCAGCACGCGGCGCAGCAGAGCGAGCTACAGGCGGCGATGATGCCGCCGGCACCGGAAGGCGCGGCAGGCGCCGCACCGCCATCACAGACGCTCCAGGGGCCGGCATGACCAACATCAGCGACGAGGTTTGCGAGGAGTTCCGCAGGATCGTCCTGGAAGGCGTCGAACATCCCAGCCTGCGCAGGATACTGGAGCATCTCATTCATAGAGGTGAGATCCAGAGGGCGTGCATCCTCAAAGATATGTACGCTCCGGGTTTTGCAGACCGGAAAGCGTTTCAGGAGACGGTGGCTCGCCAATACAACGAGGCTTTCAAGCCACACAGATCGTCGCTGAGCTTCCGTTGGGAACCGCCGTCGCTGTGAGCGACACTGACGACACCGTGCTGTCGCATGCTGAGGCGCTGGCCGAAATCCGCCGCCTGCGCGCTCGCATCCTCGAACTAGAGGCACAGGCCGCCATTCAGCGCGGCACCCTGGCACAACCCGAAGAGGACGCCCCGGCCAGCATCACGCACGGCCAAGCGCCATCCGCACCACCACACAACGAGTAAGCCATGAGCGCCATAGCCAGGGACAGCAGCGACCCCTATCCGTTTATACCGGTAAGGGTCGTAAAGGGCATGGAGCCGTGTCCGTTCTGCGGCTGTACGGCGCTCAGGTTCTGGAATGGCAACGTGGGCCAGCAAGGGGAAGAACCGTCCTGGTGCGTGACCTGTAACTACTGCACCGCCGATGGGCCGCCTGCCGCCACGCAGGCAGATGCAATCGCTGTCTGGAATGAACGCCATGTCTGAGACCACCGAAGGCACACCGGCCCCCGAGCCGGAACCCACACCCACGCCAGTAGCAGAGCCAACGCCGACTCCCGAGCCCGAGGCGCCAGAGCAGACGCCGGAGGACGAGCAGAAAGCCGCGCGGGACAAGGAAGATCGCCGCATCGCGCAGCTACGCGCCCGCCTTGGCGCAGCAGAGCGCGAGCGTGAGGCACAACGCGCTGAACTTGAGGTGTACCGCCGCCAGGCGCAGCAGCAGGCGCCCACCGAGGAAACGCCCGAGCAGCAGTATCAACGCGTGCGTGCCCAGATTCGCGGCGAGGTCGAGGCGCAACTCCGTCAGGAGGCGTTCCACGCTCAGGGCAATGCGGCGTTTCCCGACTGGCGCCAGCGCTGCGACGACCTGATGGCGATGGGCGCGGATGCCGGTCTTGCGCAACTGCTGATCGAGATGCCCGAAGGCGTGCGGGTGGCAGCGTCGCTCGCCTCGGATCCCGACGCGCTGGAGCGCATTGCCAACCTGCGCACCGAGCGCGCGCGGGCCGTGGCGCTGGGCAAATACGCCGCGACGGTCGAGGACACGCCGCCGTCACGCCTGGCATCTGCGCCGCGGCAGATCACCCAGGCACCAGCACCGGTGCGTCCGGTGACAGGCCGCGCCAACCCGCAGGTCAACGAATACCGGCTCACCGCACAGCAGCTCGTGGACAAGTACAGCCGCGAGGCCATGGAAGCGCGCAGAAGCCGCTGATGGCGCTTAGGTGGGTGCGGCGGTTCTGGAGATGGCTGCGACCGGAGCCGCCTCATCATGTCGAGTTCAGCTTCAACCGCTCCGAACTGGCGCTGAGCATTGAGGACTTTTCCAGACAGTATATTGATCCAGCCATCGAGATCATGGCCAAGGAACTCGCAGCAAGCCTTTCGATTTCTGAGCCTCTGCCGTGGCACAAACGGGCGGTGGTCGCCGTCCGTCTGCTGTGGCGCTGGTGGTTTCCTGGGAAACCAAAACCTCGCGAGTTAACCGCCAATGACATTACAGCCAAGGCGTTGGTTATCCTTCACCAGAAGTACAACGTCATTGGCTCTATGAAGGGCGGCGCGAAAGTTGGCGATGCGATCCGCGTTCGGATGCCCGTTGGATACACGATCCACAACGGCGCAAGACCGCCAGACTAGCCGTGCCTAACCGGTAGCGGATCGGTCAACACCGCGCAGCGTGCCGACACGGGCAGCGGGCCGTAACACCGCGTGACGTGCCTCCACCGTCTGTCAGCGCGGCTATCCCTCTCATTGCGACAACGGCTTGAACCGGCGCCCTGCATCCACGCGGGCGCCTTCCCTCAATCTGTTGTCGAGGAGCAGGGCAATGCCCGCCACCAACACGCTACTCACCATCGATATGATCACCGCAAAGGCGCTGGTCATCCTCCATCAAAAATGTAACATAATCGGATCGGTGAATAGGCAATATGATGACAGTTTCGCAAATAGTGGCGCTAAAATCGGCACCACGCTGCGCATCAGACTGCCGGTGCAATACACCGTCTCCACCACCCCGGCACTCTCGCTGCAAAACACCGTCGAGCAATACGTCAGCCTGCCGATCACCAACCAGTACCACGCCGACTTCAGCTTCAGCAGCGCTGAGCTAACGCTGAGCATCGACGACTTCTCGGCACGCTACATCGAGCCGGCCATCGCCACGCTCGCCGCACGCATGGAAGCCGATTTCGTCAATCAGATGTGGCCGAAAGTGTGGAACCAGGTCGGCACCGCCGCATCGCCGATGCCATACAAAACCATCCTCCAGGCTCGCAAGCTGCTGCTCGACAACCTCACGCCGCAGTCAAAGCAATGGTTGTTGCGCATTAACACGCAGGACAACGTGGATCTGGTCGATACCCTGAAGGGGCTGTTCCAGAGCCAGGAGCAGATCCGGCGCCAATACATCGATGGCGTGATGGGGCTGAGCGGTGGCTTCGAGTGGGCCGAGAATACCCACCTCACCACACAGACCCGCGGCGCTGAGGCCGGCTACCTCGTTAGCCCGGCATCACAGACCGGCGCCACACTCGCCGTCATCACCGGCACCGGCGCAGGCAACGCGGGCGACGTGTTCACCATCACCGGCGTCTATCGCGTGCATCCCGAAACCAAGGTGAACACGGGCGTCCTGCAGCAGTTCACGCTGACCTCGGCTTATGCTGGAGGTGCAGGCAACATGGCGATCAGCCCCGCTATCGTCACGTCAGGCCCGACGCAGAACGTCAGCGCCAGCCCGGCCAACAACGCACCGATTACCTTCGCCAATACCGCCAGCGTCGCGACCGGGCTGAGTTTAGCATACCACCCAGATGCTTTTACATTCGCCACTGCTGACCTTGTCATGCCCGGAGGTGTGGACATGGCCTCGCGTGTGGTGAAGGACGGTATCTCCATGAGGGCTGTGCGTCAATATAGCATATCAGACGACACTTTCCCAATCCGCATAGATGTCTTGTGGGGCTGCGCCGCGTTACGGCCCCAGCTCGCGTGTCGGTTGGTTGCTAATTAGGATTGCTGTTTGCTACTAGGGTAGTTATCATGCTCCTTCCTTAAAACAGGAGGGAGCATGACCTGCATAGTCGAGGGGTGCGGCGCAACTGCGCGAGGGCATGGCTATTGCCTGCGGCACTACACACAGTGGCGGCGGCACGGTGATCCGCTTCATCAGGAACGGCGCTATTATAAAGGGATGCCGGCAGAAGAGCGGTTCAAAGCCTATGTCCAGAAGGGATTGGGACCGAAAGCATGCTGGGAATGGACGGGAGGGAAAATGTCCACTGGCTATGGGATGTTTCATCCGACGCCCAGGCAATCGATACTCGCGCATCGCTACGCCTATGAACAACATCGTGGGCCAATTCCGGCAGGCCAATTTATCTTGCATCACTGCGATAATCGGTCCTGCGTCAATCCTAGGCATTTGTTCTGCGGCGACCAGCAAGCGAATGTCGATGACATGATCAATAAAGGCCGTGATCGTAAGCAAGGCCGATCTGGCGCCATGAACCACCAAGCCAGAATTACCGAGGAGATTGTGCGAAAAATTCGCGCATCGTCGATGACCGCCAAGATCCTGGCTAAACGGTATGGGGTGTCAGTGTCCCTGGTCTATGCCGTCAAGCAACGCCGCCTTTGGCAACACATCGAGTAGGAGACAACGCGCATGCCATACGATAGAGGCCCGCAGCTATTCGACCCCGGGCTGATCACCAGCGGTGGCGGCATGTCATACGTCACCGGCATCACCGCCAGGGCAGGCGGCACACGCGCCGCTGGAACGCCGCTGACAGCCGCCGTCAACCACATCACCGTCTGTGCCACCGCAGCCGACAGCGTGGTCCTGCCGCCCGCTGTGGGCGGCCAGGAGATGGTGGTGATTAACGGTGGCGCGGCAGCGGCGCAGGTGTTCGCCGCCGTGGGGACATCCGACACGATCAACGGCGTGGCCGCGGCGACTGGCATTTCGCTGGCTGCCGCTGGCAAGGAAATCTTCGTGTCTCCAGGCCCCGGCCTCTGGTTCGGTATCCTGTCAGCGTAACTCTGCCGAGACTGGTCCCCCCAGTCACTGCAACGCGTGTGGCCCCGAGCGCTTTCTCGGCAGATCGGGGCGCCCCACATGAGGCGTGAGCCATGATTTCGACAACCGGTGACCTCATCACGTTCACGCTGCGGGCGTCAGGGATCAACGGCGTCGGCCAGACACCCTTAGCAGAGGATTCCAACACCGGCCTGCAGTATCTCCGCTGGCTGATGGCAGCATGGCGGCGAAAGCGCTGGATGGTGTGGAACCTGCCGAGCACGGCGCTGATCTCGACCGGCGCCAACAGCTACACCGTCGGTCCGGGTGGCGACTACAACATCGCCCGTCCGGATAAGATCCACGCCGCCTGGTGCCGCATGCAGCCGTTCGGCGGGCCTAATCCCGTCGATATCCAACTCGCTATCATCGAGAGCAAAGAGGACTGGGCCGGCGTCAGCATCAAAGACCTGAAGTCGCTGCCGTCCGCCGTGTTCTACGACAGCAGCTTTCCGCTGGGCCGGGTGCATTTCTGGCCGGTGCCGCCGGCGGCGATCTACGAGATGCACATCGTGTGCAAGGCCGAGCTGCCGACCTACACCACGCTAACCGATCCGCTTGCGCTGCCGGAGGAATACGAAGAGGCAGCGATGTGGGCGCTGTGCGTCAAGCTGCAGATGTCCTACGGCTTGCCGGCCCGCCCGGATCATGTCGCGGCGATGCAGGTGGCCATCAACACCATCGAGCTGGCCAACAGCCAGATCCCGCTGCTGAAACTGCCCAACTTCGGCCGCGGCGGTGGTGATGTGAGCAGTTGGGTCGGGCGCGGGCTTAACCGAGCCTGGGTGGTTGGCGGGGATAGCGTGCTGTCATGACCGATAATGCCTATCCATGGGAGACTGGCGATCTGCTGACAGCGGCAGCGCTCAATGCTGCCATTGCGGCGGCTGCAACGGGCGCGCAGGGGCCTCCAGGTCCGCCGGGGGCAACCGGGCCGGCTGGACCCGCGGGCGCTCCAGGCGCACAGGGGCCGCCAGGAACGCCGGGGGCTGGTGGCACCGTCACCAGCGTTGGCACATCCGGCACCGGCATCAGCGGAGGCCCTATCACCGTGGGCGGCGTGCTGACGGTCTCGTGGAACGGGCCAGCGGTGAACGCACTCGGCACTGGGCTATCGGCTGCAGGCGGCACGCTGGTCACCACGCCGCCAGCCGCCTCTTCGATCACCGGCACGCTGACCTATGCACAGCTTCCCGGCGAGGTGCAGCAGGTGCCGATAGCATTCCCGTTCTCGGGTAAGCCGGCGGCGAATGCCAGCGTCTACGTGCCGATGCCATGGGCACTGACAGTGCCGGCCAGCCTGGCGGGCACCGTGGCGTATTGCGTCACCAACCCGACCAGTGCCGCGACCTTCACGCTCAACCGCATTCGCTCGGGCGCCACGCTGGCGCTGGGCACCGTGCAGATCGGCACCAGCGGTGCGGTGACGCTCGGCGGCGCGGGCGGCTCGCTGGCGATTGGCGATGTGCTGCAGCTCACCGCACCGACCGTGCAGGACGCGACGCTCGCCGATTGCGGCATCACCATTCTCACCACGCGGGTGTAGCGCGATGGCATACATCTTCGGTGATGGGTTCGATTGCTACGCTGCCGTAGGCGATACGACACTAGGATATTGGGATGGCGGATCGGTAACGAACAGCTCTTTGGTGGCTGGAAGGTTCTCTGGAGGTCAGGCGTTTCAGACGAATGCGAACGGCGTCTTTCTCATATACAAATCGTCCGGGGCTAACGATGGCATACACCACATAGTGTGCGCGTTCCGGCAGACTGCCGCATTGAGCGGCACAACGCTGGGCTTTTTCTTCCAGCTTGTGGATGGTGTCACGGGACAATGCTGTATCGTGTTCCGCAGCGACGGCACGATCCTGCTGACCTCGGGCATCCCAAGCGGCGCCGTCCTGGCGACGTGGACTGGAGGTTTGCCTGCCGCCAATACTTGGACCGCTTATGAGTTTGAGGTGGTCATCCACAACACTGCCGGTTCATTCACCGCGCGGCGCAACGGCAACACCAGCAACGATTTCACCGCCACAAACCTGAATACGCGGACGACGGCGAACAACTACGCCAACCGGCTTCAGACCGGGATGCAGGCGACTATTACGTCCCAGCAGTTCGATGACCTGCTGTGGCGCAGCGACGCCGCCAGCGTGCCGTTCGTGGGCGACATCCGCGCGTATACTCGCATGCCCGCGAGCGATGTGAGCGTGCAGTTCGCGCGGTCGCCCAATCCGGCGCTGGTGCCACAGACCAACGTCGCAGGAGCTGGCACAGCGTCGAAGGCGGCGAACCTGGGGATCATGTCGGCGTTTACCGCTTCGTTCGACGGCACGATCACAACGGGGACCGTGTCGGTGAATACCGGGGCGACCGGCAACATGAAGGTGGCAATCTATGACAGCGCTCGTGCGCTCGTGCTTGCGACCTCTAACGCCATCGTTAATCCGGTATCGGGCAACAACACATTCACCCTGACTGCGCCGCTCACCGTGACCAAGGGAACAGTTTACTATCTGGCGGTCGATCAGGACGTCACGATCATCTACAATTCAACGACCAGCAATTACTCGTTCACTACGACCTATGCGAGTTTTCCAGCTAACAGCCCGGTCACGACAGCGGGTTCGCCTGGCCCGACTTTCGTGGTTTCACTCGTGCCGACCAACGCCACGCTGGTTGCAGAGGCGCAGCAGGACGGCGCCACCAGCTACGTCTACTCTGCCACTACAGGCCAAAGCGACCTGTATGGCATCGCCGCACTGGCTGCGACGCCGGTCAGCGTCGTCGCGGTGACCACCAGGGGCTACATCCAGAAATCCGACGCTGGCACACGCAACGGTGCGGTGCAGCTCAAGAGTGGTGCCACGACAGTGCAGAGCACCAGCACGGCGCTCTCGACCACGTTCGGCTGGCTCTGGCGCACTGATTCTGTCGATCCGGCCACCTCGACCGCGTGGACGCCCGTGGCGGTGAACAACGTCAACATCGGCCCAGTCTGCACGCTATGACCGACATCCAAACTACACAGATCGCCATTGAGCAGTTCGCGACTGGCACGCCCGCTGTGCAGATGACGCAGGTTGCGGTCGAGATGTGGGCCACCGTGCAGGCGACGTCAGGCACCAGCATGATTGCCTCGCAAATCTCGCTGGAGATGTGGGCGCCGGTCGTGGCTGCCGTGGTGCCCGGTAGCGACGTGCGCGTGATGGTGATGGCGTGACACGTCTGGCGATCAGTGGCGGCGCCTACGAGGCCCGCAGCGTCATCGCATCGGCACAGCGCTGCCTCAACCTGTTCGCTGAGAGCCTGCCGACCGGCAACAAATACACCGGCAGCACCGGCATCGAGGAGCCGGCGCAATTCGCCTATTACCCGACGCCCGGTCTCCGACGCCTCAACACCCTGCCGCAGAACGGCGTGCGCGCCATCAAACAAGCCACGACCGGCGGCATCTACGCCGTAGCCGGCAGCGGCGTGTATCGCCTCGACCCGAGCACCTGGGCCGGCACTCTGCTCGGCTCCATCACGTCCGGCCACCGCACGCCCGTGTCGATGCAGGACAACGGGCTGCAGATGGCGATTGTGGACGGCTCGCCCTACGGCTGGAGCATCGACCTCACCAACGACGCATTCGCCGCCATCAGCGATCCCACCGGGATGTTCAGCGGCGCGGACGTGGTGCAGTACCTCGACACCTATCTGCTGTTCAATAAGCCCAAGACGCCGCAATTCTACAGCAGTGACAGTCTCGCGCTGACGTTCGACCCGCTGTGGTTCGCCAACAAGCAGAGCTTCAGTGATCTGCTGGTGACGCTCGCCGTGGCCAAGCGGGAAATCTGGCTGCTTGGAGACCGGACATCCGAGGTCTGGTATAACAGCGGTAAGCCGGACTTCACGTTCGAGGAGCAGCCCGGCACGTTTGTGGATCACGGCACCTGCGCGAAATACTCCGCCGCCGTCTACGATAATTCCGTGTTCTGGCTGTCGCGCGACAGGCAGGGCCGCGGCTTCGTCATCCAGGGCGCCGGCTACCAGACCAAGCGCATCAGCACCCACGCCATCGAGCAGGAACTGGCCGGCTACGAGACGCTGAGCGACGCCATCGGCTTCTGCTACGGTCTCTCGGGCCATGCCTTCTACGTGTTGACCTTTCCCAAGGCGGACAGGACGTGGGTTTACGACATCATCACCGGGCTGTGGCACGAATGGTGCTGGATCGACAGCAACGGCGATGAGCACCGCCACCGCGCTAATTGCTGCTATCCGGTCAACGACACCATCGTGGTCGGCGACTGGCAGAACGGCAACCTCTATGCGCTGGACCGCGATGTCTATACAGACGACGGCCAGCCGATCAAACGGGTCAGGGCGTTTCCGCACATCCTCAACGACGGCAACCGCGTGTTCTATCGCCAGTTCGTCGCCGACATCGACACCGGCACGGGCGGCGGGGAGATCATCGAGCAGACGCTGATCCGCACGACATTCACCGCACCGGATGGCACGCCGCTGCAGGACTACAGCAACGATGCGGATGTCGGGACGTGGGCCGTGGTGAGCGGCGCGGCACAGATCACCGGCAACGCGCTGCTCGGATCTGGCACCGCGGAGTATCGCTCGACCGCATTGATGGCAGGGCCGGATTATATCCTGACCTACAAGGCCATCCCGACAGATTACAGCATTGTGCCGACCGGCAACGTCCACGCCACGGCACGCTCCGGTTATACCGCGACGATCCGCGGCGACGGCGCGCAATACTGGGTGGACCTCGCCGTGGTTGGCGGCTCCACCACCTCGATTGCCATGGGCACGATTCCGTCAGGCCACTACGCGGTGACGCTGCGGCTGCAGGGCGCGACAATCACGCTCTCGGTGCAGCGCTCGTCCGATAGCCTCTGGCTGCGTGGCGATGGCGCATGGACAGCAATTGCCAGCAATGCCATCACCGTCAACGACGACACGCATCCGGCGCCCGGACAGGTCACCATCGGGGGCACCTGGTGAGCATTGTCGTCACAGTTTTTGCGCCATCGGTCGCTGCCGGCGGCACCGTGGTCCTGCTCCGCAGCAATCTGCTGGCCACCGACAACAACACGCCGAAGGCGACAGACGCGCAGTTGCTGTTCACCGTGACGCTGCCGCCGTCGCATGGGTCGCTGCACCTGAGCGGCAGCCCTGCCAGTCAGTTCACGCAGCAGGACATCAACGACGGGCTGGTCACCTACACCAACAGCGGCGGGACGGCCGACAGTTTCGGCATGTTCGTGCGGGTGACGGCCACGCCGGGTGTCGCGAAGCCATACTCGCCCACGTTCACCAACTTCTCGGCACCCATGCCGGCGTCTGATGGCGGGGTGTACCTCGCCACTGCGCTCGTAGGAAGCACAGTGCCGCCCGTCTTCAATGTATTGGGCGGAATCCAGGGCGGCAGCGGGACAGGCACAACCCACTCGGCAACCTTTACGGTCCACGCCAACACAGTCTTGGTGCTTGCGGCCTGGTCGTCTCCCATCGCTGGCGGCACGACAGGCGGCCCCGTCACCGTCACCTCGATCTCAGCCACCGGGCTGACGCTCACCCACATCGGCGGCGGCCAGATCACGACCAGTCTGTCGGGACCGGGTTACTCGTCGGTCTGGAACACCGTTGACTGGTACTGGGCGCCCGTCTCTGCCACTGCGACGGTCACGGTCAACGTCACTTTCTCGGCGTCGTTTGCGCACAGCCTGATGATGATCGGGTTCCACGAGTTCAGTGGTGTGGCCTCAATCGCTGCGCCGTGGGATACTAACGCGGGCAACCTCGCGAGCACCGTCACTGGTAGCCTTCCCGCTACCGTCAGTCTGATGGCGGACGCGCCGGATAACCTGGTGCTGCCGGTGTTTTTCGAGATGGTGTCGGGCGATGAGATAGGCGGGATGGCCTATTCGTTTCCCGTTGGCTACCAGGCCCTGGGGCAGAGCGGCGGGACCATCGGCGTGCTCGGCGCTTACAGTCGGTTCAGCGCAGCCGCGTCGATGCCGATTGTCATCAGCGACACCCCGCCACCAGAGCCTCCATCGGTGTTCCTGTCACTGGACGACGTAGTGGTCCGCACCATCCCGACACCGCCGTGCCAGATTTTCCTAAAATACTCGGATGACCGTGGCCACTCGTTTGGATCGCCGGTTGGTCAGCCACTAGGGTCGCTGGGGGAGTATCTCACTACGGTTACCTGGAATCGTCTGGGATACGCGCGCGATCGCGTGTTTTCTTTAGAGTGGAGTTGCCCAAGGCCCACTGCCCTCCAGGGAGCTTTTGTCGTCGCGAATACCGCCGCAAAGAGTTAGTGTAGAAGTCGGTGGCATCCTGATAGCTGATCCCATATTTCCTGGCCCGCCATGGGATTGACGGGCGGGATATGCCTAGCCGTTCTGCTGCATCCGCCACACACATGCTTTCGCCATTCAACACAACCATAAGGTTTCGGCGCGTATTGCGTCGCTGGATTGCAACGGTCGTCCAACGGCAATTCGTGGGAGTGTAGTTTCCGTCGTTATCTATTCGATCGAGTTGAGCCTTCGGAAATGGACGCTCTCCCATATCTGTCAGGAAGTTTTCAAAGCTGTCCCACCGCGGGTCTACCGTTATGCCTCTCCCGCCGTAGTTGTTATATTCAGAACTTTTCGGGTTTCTGCACCGTTCTTTCATGTGGGTCCATGCCTTGTACGTTGGTGTCTTATACATTCCATGGCGCAGCATGCTTGGACGAGAGGCGCAGCCGCATGACGTAACCAGACCGCTCCGAAGCTTCTGGAAAAAGACCGATGTCTCTTTGCCGCATGAGCAGAGCAGAAGAGCGACACGACGCCACCCAGATCTAGATCGCCTTTTGCCATCTAACTCCCGGACAACTGTGAGTTGTCCAAATACCTGGCCGGCGATCAATGGTATCCGCTGTCTCATGGCGCTGTTATATATCGGAATGAAACGCTAATGCCACTTCCTCTGCCACCTCCGCGCATCCAATGGATTGACGCGAATGGACATCCGCTGGCGGGCGGTACAGTGCAAACACTGGTCGTTGGGACGAGTACGCCCAAGGACACCTGGGTTGATCCGGACAAGGCCGCCGCTAACACAAATCCGGTGATACTCGACTCCGCAGGCCGCGCCATCATCCTCGGGTCCGCCGACTACCGGCTGATCGTGCGCGATGCCGATGGAAATCTGGTGTACGACGGCTGGACCTCCACCGGCATTTCCGATGCGCTGCTGCCGTTCACCACCGCGCCGACGCTGGCCGATGCGCGCGCGCTGCTGGGCATCGAGGACGCGATCCAGGTGGAGACGGATCGTGCGCTCGCCGCCGAGGCCAACATGCAGACGCAGATCACCGCGGAAGTTACGCGCGCAACCAACAAGGAGAACGACCTTCAGAGCCAGATCGATGCGGAGGAAGCGGCGCGGATTGCCGCGGACAATGCGCTGCAGGCGCAGATCACGACGCTCGGCGCGACGAGCCTCAAGGTTGGCACGAACGTCACCGACTCAAGCGGTCATCTCCGGGTGGACTTCCCGGCGCCGTTTCCGACTGCTACGACCGCCGTTGTGACGCAGTTGCTGAACTCCGATCTCAGCGCAGTGTGGCTGTCGGTCAACTATGACCGGTTTGGCTTCGATATCTGGTCCTCGATCCCATTGGCGGACGATGCCGTGCATCCGATCCCCGCGGCGTTCTGCTGGATCGCTACCGGCAACTGAATGAACGTCGCGCTCAATACGGGCGTGCCCTCGGCGCCGCTGGTCGATCCGATCAGCGGGCAGGTAACGCCGGCCTGGCGCGCGTTTTTGCTGGCGCTGTATCAGCGCACGGGCGGGGCGGTCGGGCAGTCGTCCGATACGTCGGAACTCGAGGCGCAGTTAGCGGCCGAGGAAGCGGCGCGGATTGCCGCGGATACGGGGTTGGCAACCGGCCTGGCGAGCGAGGCGACAACCCGCGCGGCCGCTGATAATGCGCTCGACACGGCGCTGGACCGCGAGGCAGCGATCCGGGCGCGGGCCGACAGCAACGAAGCGACGGCGCGGCAGAATGCCGATGCGCTGCTGGTGCCCATCGCTCAGCTCTGCAGCCTCTGGGCCGGGTGCGACCTGTCGTTCCTGCCGACAGCGGATCCGGGCAACGGGATGCCGTGGCTCGACGGCACGCACATCGCGGTGGGCACATCGGCATCGGCTGTCGTCGGCATCGGGAAAGAGGATGGCACCGGGCGCTGGGGCCTGGAGGACGGCACTGGCGGCTGGACGTGGGGGTGAGCATTGGCCGACACAAAGATTAGTGCGGGCGCAGATCCCGGCACGCTGACGGCGACCGACAAGCTGCCGCTGGCGCGCAGTGCATCGACCACAGCCTATGCCGCGACGATGGCCGAGATCGCCAGCTACGCGAATACCGCATATACGCCGAACTACAGCGCGGCGGCGCCGATCATGGACGGCACGGCGGCTCCTGGCGTGGCTGCAGCGGTCTCGCGCGGCGATCACATCCATCCGTCCGACCTCACCCGCGCACCGCTCGCCTCACCGACCTTCACCGGCACGCCGGCGGCACCCACCCCGACGACCGGCGACAGCACCACACGCATTGCCACCACGGCCTTCGTGCAGGCGCAGATGGTGGCGTCGGGCGCTGGTGTCAGCACATGGAACACGCGGGCCGGTGCGGTGGTGCTGCAGCAGGCCGACATCGCGGCGGTGGGGGCGCTGCACGACGACGGGCGCAACCTCATCGATAACGGATGTTTCAACGTCGCGCAGCGTGGCGCGGGGTCGTTCACAGTGAGCGGCGGCTACACAGCAGACCGCTGGCTGATGGCGTTTGCGAATGGTTCCGCGAGTGTTGGCGTTGGCGCTGCGTCCGATGCAAACCGCGCGTCGGTTGGTGATGAGGCATTCCAATATTTCCTCTACAATAACTTCACCGGCAGCGCGACCGGCGGCTCTTTCTGTCAGCTATGGCAGCGCATCGAGAACGTGCGTCGGCTTGCAGGCAAGACTGTCACCGTCAGCTTCTACGCCGCAACGGGAACGGCGGGATTTAAATTAGGCGTGGTGATGGCTAATAATTATGGCACGGGCGGGTCGCCATCTGCTCCTGATTACACAGCATCGCAATCGGTGACGCTGACCACGGCATGGGGACCGCGCTACAGCCTTACATTCACCGTGCCGTCTGCCAGTGGCAAAACTTTCGGCACCACTGCGGGGACTGACTACACGCTGCTGTCATTCGAGTATTCCAATCCATCCGGCGTTGGCGTGCAGTCCGGTAACATCACACTCTGGGGAGTACAGCTAGAGATCGGTAGCGTTGCCACGCCGCTGGATTACGGCGGCAAACCGCAGCAACAGCTCGCCGCCTGCCAGCGGTTCTATCAGACGGGCAACGTGGGAGTTTGGGGAAATGGGGCAGCGGGTTCTTGGATTGGAGCACACAGACCTTTTGTTGTCCGAATGCGTGCAGTGCCAACATTAAGTTTTTCCAACCCAGTATTATCAAATTGCTCTGGGATGACGGCGTATGGCGTCGGGCAAGATGACATGATCCCGTATGCAGTTGTCACGGCGACAGGGGCGACTAGTTATTTCTCCAACTTTACTGCCAGCGCGGACCTCTGAGGTAACCCATGGAACTCGTATACACGAACGTAGAGCAGACCTCGATCCAGGCGACGCTCGACGATAAGGAGACGCTTGGCAATCTCACCGGCCCCCGCGTGTTTTTCGTGCCAGTGGACGAAAGCAACGCCGAATACGCCGAGATCCTCGCCGCCGGCATGAAGGTCGAGGAATACGTGGCGCCGACACCGCCACCGCCGACGCCTGTGGATCTGCCTCCAGTGATGCCCACCGAGCCGCAGCAGGCCGCACCCAAGGCGTATGTGGACACAGAAATCGCGGCACTCGCGGCTCGCCTCGAGGCGCTGGAGGCCAGGCTCGGGTGACACCGCCTTTCGTGGTGCTCAGCCTGCCGCGCAGCCGGTCGGCTTGGTTGGCACACTGGCTGGCCGGTGTGGCGCAGATGCCAGTCGGGCACGACCTGGCTATCGAGGCGGACAGCATCGATCAGTGGCTCGGCCAGGTGGCGCGCGGCTATCGCGGAACGTGCGAGACTGGTGCGGTTGAGGTGTGGCCTATCCTACGCCGTTCAATCCCGACCTGCCGCATCATAACCGTGCATCGGCCACTGGGGGCGGTGTGCGCCTCACTGAGGGCGGCTGGCTATGAGCCGCCTATGGACGACCTGACACGTCGGAGCGCCGCCCTTGAGCGTCTGGCGGGGCAGGCTGGGGTGATGGCGTTCCCGTTCGATGCACTGAACGACCCGCGCTGGTGCGCCGTGCTGCAGGAGCATGCGCTAGGAATGCCGTTCGACTGGCCGACGTGGCGCGAGGCGTCGGATCTCAACGTGCAAGTAAAGCGGGACGTGCGATTGGCCCGGCTGGCCGAGCGTCGTCCGCAGATCGAGCGACTTCGTGCTGAGTTGATTGACCGCCTGGCGGAGCACCGGCCGTTCGTGTCAGTCGGTGAGGAACGGTGGGCGGATGTGGCCGACGAATGCGAGCGTCTCGGTGCTGTGCATCATGCCGAGGCAACGGCTGGTGTTGAGGGCGCATTCCGGCTCAATCGCGAAGCTATGCAGCAGCTTGCTGATGCCGGGTTATGGCGGGTGTTTGTGGCGCGCGTCGATGGGACGCTGGCCGGTTATTGCTGCTGGACGCACGAGACAAACCTGGAGGCGGCTGCGCCGAAGACCATGGCGCATGGGCCGTTCTATGTGTCGCCTGAGTATGCACGTCACAAGCTGGGCATGGGACTCCTGCGTGCAGCCAGCGATGTGCTGACGGCGGAGGGCTACCGGGTGTTGCGGCTGCATCACACGATGCACGGGCGTGGAGCGCGGGCTGGGCGGCTCTACGAGGCGTTGGGGGCGGTCGAGTATCAGCGTGAATATATCTGGAGGGTAGGGGCAGATGCCTAGCATCAGCGTGGGGGCAGCGGTACTTGGCTCGGCGGTTATCGGCGCTGGCTCGCAAATGCTTGGCAGCAGCCAGGCGGCGGGAGCCGCGAAGGACAGCGCCAACCTACAGAAAATGCAGTACCTGATGACGCGGCAGGATCTGTCGCCGTTCATGGCTGCGGGTGCGAGCGCGCTGCCGGGACTGTCGGCGCTGGCCAATGCGGGGCCAACCGGCGGCGGGCCGAATTACGTCGATCTGGCGTATAACCAATACCTGCCGCCCCGGATGACGCAGGCGGAACTGGAGCAGACGCCCGGATATCAGTTTCAGCTTCAGCAAGGCTTGAAACAGACGCAGAGCGCAGCGGCAGCGCGCGGACTTGGTGTCAGCGGTGCGAGCCTTAAGGGCGCGGCGGAGTTTGTCACGGGGTTGGCGGACAAGAACTACCAGAACCAGTTCAACAACGCGCAGACCCGCTTCAACGACGTGCTCGCGCTGAACACCGGCCAGCAGGGGCAACTCACCAACCAGTTCCAGCGGCTGTTCGATACAGCGCGGCTGGGAGAGAACGCTGCGGCAGGCTTAGGCACGCAGGGGGTTGATGCGGCGAGAAACGCCGGTAATGCGCTGACAACGGCGGGGCAAACGGAGGCGGCGGGACTGACCGGCGCCAGCAATGCGCTGAACCAGGGCGTGCAGAATTACCTGAGCTACGACGCGTTCAAGAACTACTCGAGCCCGCAGAGCACGTTCGGGGGCGGCGGTAGTCCTGGTAGTTGGTCCACATGGAACACTGGGGGGGCCGCTGGATGAGTGGCTCGAACTTCGGCCTGGCACCGCCGGTTGTCGTCAACCCGCTGGCAGCGCAGACCACGGCGCTCGAGGCGGCAACCAAAGTCTACGGGCTGAGAGAGAAGCAGTCCGATGAGGCGTGGGGACAGGCGCTTCAGGCCGCGACGGACGCAAATGGGAACGTGGATCTGCCGAAGGCGCAATCGCTCGCAGCGCAGAACCCGCTGGCACGTCAGGGCATGCTCAAGGCGCTGGGACAGACCTCAACCATTCAAGGCGAGCAACTCAATCAGGGGATTGCACGGAACAAGGCGGTGAGTAACGCCATCGTGGGCGCGCTGGATGGTGATGATGCCGGGCTGCATGATCGTGTTGTTGGTGGGCTGCGGAGCCTCGTTGCCAGCGGCGGCTGGACACAGGAACAAGCAACCAGGGCGGCGCTCGCTCTACCGTCTGATCCGACGCAACTACGACAACGGCTGCAGCAGATCCAGATTTCGTTGTCGCCGCCTGAGCTGCAGCAACAGCAGATTTCCGGCAGGTTGGGCACACAGACCGGGCCGGGCGGTCAAACGATCGGTACACGCCAGAACCTCCGCACGGGTGCCGTGGATGCGCCGACGCAACAAGGCGCCCCGCAAGGGCTGACAGCCGAGCAAGCCGCCGAGCGTACGAAATGGCTGCAGTCGCCAAGAGATTATCCCGACCCGACCAATCCCACCGTCACTAAGCACGG